GGCCAGCTGTTGTCCTGATCGACGCCGCTGGCGCGGGTGCCCACCTGATCCCGGTTGCCATGCTGCCCCCACGGATAGGGCATCTGGTCGCCGAAGGGACTGATGTGCTGGTGATCACCAGACGCCGAGGTGCCGCCGGTGTGCGCGTGGTGGCCCTGCGAGTCGGTCCACGTGTTGTGGGCATGATCGCCGGCGGCTGCAGCGCTGGCGCCGTGCGAGTGCGCACCGCCGCCCGCTACCGTGATGGTGTGACTGTGCGTGCCTGCACTGGCCGACGACGCACCATGCGCGTGTCGGATCACCTCACCGCTGGTGGCGGTACCGACAGTCTCCGGCTTCTGCGTGTGGGTGACCACGGTGCCTTCCAGCATGGCCGGCAGGTTGAAGGTGGTCTTGCCATCGCCTGCGCCGTACAGCGTGCCGATGGCGGCGAACAGTTCGGCGTAGGTGGTGCGGGAAACGGCCGCGCCGTCGCACAGCAGGGTGCCGCTGGGGGCGTTCTTGCCGGCGAACATGATGACCTGGCCGGGGATGCGGTTGGCCTTGGTGGCTGGGTTGAAGTTGACGTTCGTCCACAGCTCGGCCCATGGCTTCCAGCGAGTCTCAGCGGTGGTACCGGCCGAGTCGTGGCGGGACCGCATCCAGAAGCGATTGGCGCTGCTGAAATCACTCGCGATCGCCAGACCGCGCGCATTGTCGTAGGTCGGCAGCGAAATAGCGTTTGTGAATGCGCTGGGCATCGAGTCATCCGCCGCCGCGCTGCGAAGGTGCGAACGGTAGGTGTCGTATGCGGACAGCCAAGCACTTCCGTCCTGGGTGCGGGGCGCGAATGCCACCCGAGCGGCAACGTCAGTGGCCGATCCGGCGCCAATCTCGCTCAGCGTCCACCCGAAGTTCACGCCACCATTTACATCCTTGGTGGTGTTCCCGATGGTCACCTTGCGGGAGGCGCCCCATGCCGTGCTCACGATGTTGGCAGAGCCATCGAACGCGGTGCCATTGATCGTGCGCGGTGCCGCGAGCCTGCTGGCTGTGTCGGCGTTGCCCGTCAGCTTGCCCCGGAATTCGGCCGCATAGACCCAGCTTCCGGTCGGGTTCAACACAATCTTGTTGGGATTGGCGACGTTCGTCAGGCGGAATTCCTTACCGCCGGTGATGTCGTGCAACTCCAACCCGGTCTGTCCCTCCGTCCCGCCTTGCTTGAACTGCCAAGGGCGTTCCGAGTACAGCTCGCACAGCACCTTTCCGTCGCCCGAGCCGGTTCCGATTCGGGCTCCAGCCATCTCCGTGAATCCGTTCTTGTAAACGGCCAGCTGCCCGGCGGCGTTGGCGGAGCCATTGGGGCGCAGGTAGACATACCCTCCCGACTCACCCGTCGGCCCCGCCCCTGCGGCGAGCACAACACTGCCAGTATCCGTTCCACGCAAGCTGCCACCGCCGAATCCGAGGTCGACGGTTTGATCGCTGGGCAGGTAGAGGCCCAGGGCAAAGGTCTGACGACGGCCCCAGCGATTCTCGGTTGCCTCGACCAGGCGCCGCAGGTCGCCCATATAGGCAATGGGCTGAGCGGTTGCGTAGACGATCCCCTGTGGCTCGGCAGTGACGAACGTGCCAGGGCCGTGGTACGTCGCCCCGGTAGCGTTGACCACGCGCACGGCGTGGCCTTGGTTGTACTCGCGCTGCTGCAGCCACAACTCGACACCTGTGGACTTGCCTGCAGCATCGGCAGTCAGCACAAGGCCGATGCGGCTGGGCCGGTCCAGCGAAGAGTCGGCTCCTATGCGGGTGTGCTGCACCATGCCATCGACAACCGCCTGCGTAAGCACAGTGGTGGTATCGCTGAACGTGCGGGTAGACGCAGCGATCTGCTCCCAAGCGTAGCGCGGGCTGCCGATGGCGCCATTGGTCATTTCCAGCAGCAGAATGCTGGCGGCGGGGCCGCGCCACGGCAACGTGCCCAGCTTGATCCATCGAACTTGGTTCGAGTTGCCGGGGATCGCGTCAATCGGTTGAACCTTCCCCACCTGCGGGAAGTCCGAGGCGTGCATGCCGTCGAGTGTATCGGCGTCCAGCCCGTTACCGTGGCCCATATCTTTCAGCGCGGCGCCCTTCACTTCGAGGGCAGTACGGATAGCCGCGGCCGTTGCCAGGGACAACACCGTCTTGACGAACGGGGTGGGTGCGTCGCCGCCGAAACGGTTGTTCAGTGCGATCTTCAAGCCGCGCGGCGTCACCGCTCGAACCGCATCTGTACCGTTGGTGGTTTCGGTACCGTCTGCCAGCTCGACCACACCGGCAACGGTTTCGGTGGCCGGCGGATTCAGAAACTCAGCGCTGCCGAACTTGATCTGCGCTGTGTCGATATCGGCAAGCACCACGTCTGCCGAGAGCAGCAGCGTGGAAATGGTGGCCTTCTCCATGATCGCGTCGGCCTGCCCGTACACCGCAAACAGGGTGCCGTCAGACAGGTACAGCCCGAAGCCGCGCAGGGTGTACTTCTCCGCGCCGCTGTCCTGCAGCGTCACGTGGATGGTATCTGCGGCGACTGACTTGCCACCGAAGGTGGTCATGCGCTTGAACTCGCCCGGCAGCTGCGTCATGGCCGCTGTGGGGGTGAAGCCAGTGGCAGTGAGGCCGATGTGGGATATCAGCACCGTGTTGGTGCCGGTGTTGCTTGCGTTGACCAGCTTTGCGCGGCCAGCGGTGGTGATCTTCATGCGCATGGGGGTCAATCTCCGGTCATCGTCAGGCGGCGGTAGACCGCCGCTCGGGCACCTGCGACGTCTCCGACTTGGCTGTCGGCCTGAATGCCTTGGGTGAATGTGAAGTGCGATCGCACAGGCTTGGTGCGGTTCACGGCGTCAACGATCTGGTGCACGAACTCGGCTGATGAGTCCTGACCGCCGTCGCCGCTGATGGTTAGAAACAGGTCGAAGGTGTGCGGCTGGCCCTGTGGCGTGGACTGCCACCACTCGCGGATCTGGACCTGACCTCCGAAGCTGGCGACCAGGTCGGCGATGCTCTTGGCGGTGCCCTTGTGTCGCTGGATCTGGAACGAACTGGCGATGCGGGCGCGCTTGATGCGCTCGGGCCAATCGCTATCCCAGGTATCGACGGACACGCTCCACGCGAGGAACGGCAGGAACTCGGCCGGACAGTTCCACGGGTTCCAGAGCGTGTCGTGCACCATGGGCACGCCCGACAGCTGGGCGTCGGCGCGTTCCACCGCGCGTTCCAGCCGCGTCGAGTTGGGGGGCAGCAGGGAGGCGGTGTCAGGCATCGGTGCCGCCGTGTTCGATCACCACGCTGGTGCAGAACGGCGCTGACTGCGCATCCACCGGCATATCCGCCGTGGGCGCCATCAGCTGCACGCGGTGCACACCGTCAACGTGCAGGGCCGAGTAGAGCGCCGACAGCGGAACGTCGCGGCCCAGGCGCTGTGTCTGCTGCAGGAACAGGGTCACGCGGCGACGTGCCTCGGCCAGCACCAGGGCGCTGTCAGGGCCGTTGAATGTCACCAGCCGTGCGCGGATCTCGAACGGCTTGACGGTGGCTGGGGCCACGGTCACGTAGTCGGTCAGTGGGCGCACGTTGTCGTTGAGCAGCGCGGCCTCGACGATCTTCAACAGATCGGCCGACGGCGTGCCGTTGCCCTGCCGCGACAGGACCGTGACCACCACCTTGCCCGGCGAGGGGCTGGCCACGCTGGCATCGAGCACGTCCGGGTGCGCCGAGAGCGTGTGGAAGATGTAGGCGCCTTCGGGGCCGGCCACCGACAGGCTTTCCGGCGCCAGCTGGATGCGGCGGCGGAACGCGGCATCGTTCTCGTAGACGGCGGGGGTGTTGGTCTTCGGATCTGCCGGGGTCAGCAGCTTGCGCTGCACGCCGAACGGCACAGCGAGGTTGTCCAGATCGGCGCCCTTGGAATAGGGCAGCAGCAGGCCGCGAGCGCGCTGATTGAATTCCTCATCCTTGACCATCTCTCTGTAGGCGCCTGCCTGCAGCAGCTTGATGACCGGATCGGACTCGACCAGGGCGGTGTACTCAGGGCAAAGACGGCGGAATTCAGCCAGGCGCGCAGCGTAGATTTCCTCGAACGTGCGCTGCTTGAAGATGTCAGGCGCCGGCAGCTTATCGACTTCGATGGCGGTAAAAGAGGACACGGATGCACCGGCTGATGGGTCCGGTCCAGATTCCCATCGCGCGCGCGCGAGGCCGTGGAATGCGGCATGTAGCGCCGCCGCTTACGCTACATGCCCTGCAGGTGATCGAGGATCAGTTCGCGGATCAGCTGTTCGTCCGCAGCGGTGAAGCCGAGCAGCACGCGCCGCGCGTAGGTGACGCGGGGGCCACCCTTGCTCACGGTATCGGTGCGGCCTTCTTGGTGAATGCGGGCGATGCGCGAGACGCGCCCGGCGAAGCCCACCGCCGCCTCGCTCGCACTGGCACGCACCCGCAGGTGCTTGGCCTGCCGGATCTTGCCGAACATGACACGCCGCTTGATGCGGCCGGCCTTGGCCCGTCGGGGCGGTGGGTTGCGTCGAGCCGCAAAGGGGGTGCCATCAGGATTCTGCTGGCTGGCGATGCGCTTCTGCTGCGAGCGGCGCACGGCGGTGCCAACCTTGCGCGCCAAGCGGCCGCGCTCAGAAGCGCTCAGGCTCTGCAGCAGCGGTGCCACCCAAGCCTCCAGCCGCTGCAGATCCTCGCTCATTCAACGATGGCCGGCAGCGTTGCCACGACTTCGCCATCAGCGAATAGCAGGCCACCAGCCAGGGAGTGGCGGTGTTCCCATTCGGTGGGCGGTTCGAGCAGGTATTCCAGCTGGAATGCGCCGGCATTGTCTTGCACCACACGCACGCGCTCGGTCAACGGCAGCTTGATGGCCAGATCCACCAGCTTGTCGCTCAGCACGTCGACCACGAAGCTCAGCTTGTCGCGGTTTTCGGGATTGGCCAGCAGCTCGGGCTGGTGCCGGGTCAACCACTGCAGCAGCGGCACCATGACCGCTTCCGGTGCACCGGCGAAGTCGCGCAGGATCAGTTCAAGGGTGTAGCGGTACTGGAAGGACAGGCCCGCCTTGAAGCTGGCCACCAGCCCGCCATCGTCCACGAACACGAGCAGGCGTTCGGGATCTGCGGCCAGTGACGGCATCGCCGCGACCAGGTGCTGGCGGAGTAGTTGAGGCTTCTTCATCGCCGCGCGCACTCGGTCAGGGCGGTGTGCAGCTGGGTGACCAGCTGCTGCAGCGCCGTCACCTGCTCGCCGGCGGCGTGGTACTGACCGTAGTTGGCTGCGGTGGTTTCGGCGACGGCAGAGAGCGCAACGCCGGCAGCGGGCGCATCAGGATCGCCGGCAGTTCCGGTGGGGGCGATGCCTGCCGCAGCGGCGTCGTGGATGTGCACGAAGCCAACAGGCACAGCGCAAGCGGCATCAGCGGTCGGAGTGACATAGACGGGAACCTCTTTGGTGATGATGTCGCCGCGTTCGCGCACGATCTGTACGCGATCCACATACTCGGTCACGACGCGGGTGGTGCCCTGTGCCAGTTCCAGCTTGCTGGCCAGATCCTTCTTCTCGGCGTTGGCGCGGTCCAGCGCGGTGGTGGCGCGATTCACCCGCGCCTGCTGGCAGCTGAAAAGCCCGGCTGTGGCCGCGATCAGGGCCGCGATGGCAAGGGCGCGGTAGAGCATCAGCGTGCGCCCAGCGCGGCCAGGGCGCGGTTGGTGCGTGCGGTGCGGTCGGCCATGCCGTTCGGTGTGGCGCGACTGCGGGCGTTGCCCAGGTTGACCACCCGGCTGACGCTCAGCACGTCGCGCTGGTCCGCGTAGGCGTTGAGGCGGTTGTCGTGCCAGAACGCGGCCGCTGCCATGGCGCCGATTTCCGGCTCGATCAGCAGGGCGGGCATTTCCTCCAGCGGCTGGCCGATCAGCTGGCCGATGTGGCGATAGTTGCCTCGGCCGGTGTGCATCATCGGGCCGCGCCCGCGATAGACAAAGCCGTCGCCGCTGGCCTCGTTTCCGTTGCCGTTGCGGTTGGCGTAGACGCGGTTGCCCAGCTTCGCCGGTTGGTGGACGAATGCGGCAGCCTCGGG